TAACTTATGATAAGTCTCTTCATCGATATCTTCGTAAGGAGCCTGTACATAAGTATGGTTTGAGTGAGGTAAGAAAGACACACCACTTACTTCATCAAAGTATTTCCAAACCCAAGCACCTACTTCTACCCACTCCTCATCTTTTACTGAGATAGTGACTGAGGGTTTGTGTTCACACCAGTGACGCTGATAGATTAACCACAACTCTAACTGTTCGATAGCTGACTTAGAGTTACGAGTAATAGCACCAGTAGGAGCTTTCATCGGAAAGCCAAAGACAGCAGTTGAATCAGGTCTAAATGCTTCATCTTCTACTGGAACACCTTTACTTTTTAGATACTCGTAGATCGGATCCTTTTTATCCATACGAATACGTCGTAAGTAATAATCGTTGTGTCGAGCATGAATGCCACTAGCACTGTCCACCAACTGAGAGACTGTACCTGAAGGCTTAACAGCAGTGATAGCAGCAGAAGGAGGAATACCAAGTCTTTCAGCAAGTTCTTCATTTGTTCTCCGAGCAATACCACGTAAGTATTCTAGTAATCGAGGATCAGGATTAGAGGTAATCTCAGCATCCATAATACCTGTTAAACTAACACCTAACAAACGCTCTTCTGAAGTATTCTCTACCCACTCTTCACTCAAGAAGTTAAACTTATTAAGAGTAGATTGAATAGTACCTAAGATAGATGCTAAGTTAACTTTACGTTCAAGAGATTCAAGTGTATCCCCGTTCCGTACAACCACTTCCGTAAGATTGCAGAACTGTTTATCACGGAGGATAATCTCTGAGCATGGATTGGTTCCGTAGCTGTGATCTTTAGAACGTCGTCCCCACTTAGCAGCTTGAGTTTGAGCAGCAACACGATTAAATATTCCTCGTTCACCTGACTTGGATTTAACCAGAGATAACCATTCTTCCATGAAAGTCTCACTATCTGGTCGTTCTGTGTAGGCAACTGAGTTGTTAGCAAGTCCTCGGTGTGGATTATCATTATACCATGCTCCCATTTTAGCTTCACGCATACGACGATCTGTAAGATTAGAGAGGGAGATTAGAGCACTACGACGTACCCCACCTACCACAACAATCTCACCTACCATACACATTATGTCGTGTACTTCAATACTAGTGAGTTTTCGTCCACTAGCTTCTTTAAACGATTTAATCGTGAAGTCAAAGAGTCGTTTAAGAGGCTCAGGTCCTGATGCTCTTCCACCAAAAACTTTAAGTCTTGCTCCAGCTGGTCGAATTTTTGAGTAATCAACCTTAGGGATATCTCCCTCCCAGAGAGAAGAGAGAAGCTTTTTGAATCCTTTTGCCCATCCGAGCTTGCTGTCTTGTACAAAGATGACATCATCTACCTCACGTAATTTCTCAGGAATAGCTGGTAACTTGCTGACTTCTTGACGCTCACAACTAAAACCTACACCTGTACCATTCATAAGGATGTATAGAGCTTCGCTAAACGCTCGCTTGTTGTTGACTGCTAGGTAACTACAGTTATAAGCTGCAATGTTATCTCGCTCTACTGCTTCACCTGCTGACATCATAAGACGCATAGAAGGCATTACTTCTAGATTTAGAATAGAAGATCTTAGTTCTTCATAAGGTATCTCTACATCTTTAGTTTGTGTCTTTAAGTATGTGATAAGACGATCTACTGTCTCTTCCCATGACTCACGACGTTGCTCTTTATCAAGGTATCGAGAGTATCGACTCCGATGTATGATTGATTGGTATATACTTGGTAGTTCCATTAAGTTTCCTCTTGTTATATATGGTACACTGTAGAGATTTATAGGAGGAAGTGTGAGTTCCCCCCATTTGATACTATTTGTTACCGAACAACTCTTCATCTGTGTATTGCTTATGACCGACCTTATAGTTTTCAATGTGTTGTGCGATGTCGTCAGCCACGCTGGGTATGTCTTTCTTGCCCCATATCAAATCGTAGTTGTCTACGTACTGCTTGCTGTTGGTTTTACTGATCAATTTGTCACCTGTGATATCATTTTTACTCATCTTCAAACTCTCCTAATATAAGTTCATCTAAAATTTGTGCATACTTAGCTTCAAGTTTATCTTCGAAAGCATTTACTAGATCCCAAGTAGTTAGTCCTAGTAAATCAACTAAGTCAAACTCTGTTATCTGCTCTGCTACTTTCTCTTTTAACTCATTTAACGTCAACATTTTCAAACTCCTTAACTAATTGTATGAAATGTATGGCTTTATCTAAGTCCTGTACGCCCCCTTTGTTACGCCACCTGCAAAGATACTTAATAGCTGTTGCTTCTAGATAAGGTATCTTGTTTATGTGGCAGAAATAAGCAGGTTGTATTGGAAATCCTTTGTAGTGATCTCCTCCTACTTGTATTTCACTAGCTAACTGTTGCATATTTCTTCCTTAAGTATTTCAAACTAACTGGCATTTCATCAAAAGAACCGTTGACAACATCATGAAGAATGTATAACCCTCTCCAGTGATTGTTAGTCTGGTGATTGAGATAGTGTTCCTCATGTTCGTAGCAACTACCAGCAATCAGAGCAGTCATCTCAGAACCATCAGCACGTTTACCGTAGGCAATGTCACGACCCTGTTGATGCCCTGCTATACAAGACTGATGATGCTTAAGTAAAAGCATACGAGCAGTAGTACAAGGATTGCCCATAACTCCGCTGACGAAGTAGTGACAAAACGCAATGCCTTCGATAACAATTGGTTGAAGGAACGGAACAAACTCCCAGCCACTTTTCTCATACTCCAGATCTCCTAATGAAATTAAACCATCAAGCTTAGGATCATTCTGAATAGCCCTATTGATACGATGTTCATGATTACCACCTAACATAACTAGACGAGGTTTCCACCTAGCACGTTTAGTCTCAATTAGACGCTTCTGTTCCGCCCTTACGGGCGAAAGCAGAACCTTCATTGCATCTTTAGAAGCTTGGATATCAGCTTTGTAACGCTGACCTTCCATTGACTTACTACCAGCCTTATCATGAGAAGAGAGTGAAGGCATGTCAGCAAAGTCACCTAAGTGAACAATAATGTCAGGCTTCATATCTACTGCATAACGACCAATAGCATCAAGGAAAGCAAAGTTATCACCAGGTCTGATCTGAGTATCTGGAATAACCATGATACGTTTACTCATTATAGTGATCTCCATTGTTACCATTCTGACCTATGTTATCGATACGATCTTCATCCCATTCATCAGCTGTATCTTCATCAATCATTTCATCTGTTAGCTGATCGTGGGGATCTAGTGGACAACTCATGATGGGACACCTCCTTCTTGTTTAAATAGATCTAACTCTTGTTGTACATCTGATTCTTGAATCTTGATGATGCCATTGAACACTAAGTTCTTGATTGCATGGTCCATTAAGAAACCAGCTTCAGCTTCTGTAACATTGAAGTCAAAGTCTAAACTACCATCTTCTTCATTGCGAACACAATTGTCTATACGCATTTAACCAATCCTTTCTAAAGTCTAACCATTCGAAGTTGTTAAGTTCAGCCCACATTGCATACGTTGTCTTACTACCTCTGTGTAACTTATTCGATGCATTCTGAAATAACAATATTATTCTTATATCTGGATTACATTCCCTAAACCATATCATCTTCTTACGAGTTTCTAGATCTAGTAACCCCTTAGCCTCAAGATAGATCTCTCTATTCTCATCTACTTTAAAGTCTGGAGTATAGGTTCTTTCTTGAACTGGCTGTGTGAACTTGATCCTAGTTGGTTCGTATTGTACAGAAGGATACTCTTTAATTAGTGTATTCCAAACCTTCTCTTCTAACTTACTCTTGAACTTGGGCATTTAGTAATGTCTCATATCGAGTAGCATAGCTATCTCCTTCGTGACGTAGAAGCCATAAGCACTGAGAATCCATAAGGAAATTACCTTTACCGATAAGAGATAGACTGTGCACTTTGTTGAACATAGCCTGCTCAGTAGTAAGTCCAGCTAAAGCTTTGCGGGCTTTAACTTCACCTAATCCTGGGATACCCTTAACGTTGTCAGAAGAATCTCCTTTAATGCATTGCTCATAGAATAGTCTAAGACCCTCTAACTCTGTTTGTTCTACAAAGTTATCAGGTCTAGACCAACTAAGTGTACCTATAGCCCATTGAAAATGTTTCCCTGGAACCTGTAACATATCCTTATCTAGAGAGCAGATAGTTGTAGTACCTCCCACCTTATCTTGGTGAATAGATAGAGCATCATCTGCTTCTAGAGTATCAGGAGCCCACTCAGCCCCTAACTTGTCAAGTGCATACTTCTGTAATGCAAGCAAGTGTTTAGGCTTAGGAGCTGTCCTGTTAGCTTTGTAGGCTGGGTTAATAGTTTTACGGAAGTTACTTGGTCCTGTGAGGAAAGCTCTGTAAGAGGTAGCACCAACCTTAGATTGAATGCCCTCAAACAGATCTTTCATCCTAGATACGGCTATGCCCACTGGTTCTTCTTCAGCACTGGCTGCACTACGAAAGCAAACAAGATCCATATCTATAAGGGCAATCATTATACAGCTACTCCTTCAGGGATAGAATCAGAAGACTCATACTCAATTAGATTATTAATTACTAAGGTATTAAGAGTAGGAGAAGTACCTTTCTTACCCTTGAATTCCCAATCATAACTAGCTACAACGGCAACTGCATCACTACCATTACCGATACGAACATCAGTAGCGACAGGTACGCCATTACTATCAGTAGCTTTGATAGGAAGGGTAGACTTACAGGTAATGTAGTGTCCTCGGTCGTATTGGTCATCATCTCGTTTGTTTACCTTGATACCTAATGTTGATAATTCTTTAACAGCCTCTGGACTTAACTGTGCTAAGTCTACTTGATACTTACCTGACATCTCGTTAGTCTCGTTTAGTTGAGCCCAGAATAGTTTTGCTTTGATTTTAATTGCCATCTTTAAATACTCCAATGTCTATATACGTTTACAATAATGTGAATACAAGTTACTACTTCTAACACTGTGATCCAAGTCTTACTAGAAGGGAACATCGTCATCTCCTGAAGAAGTATTATTAACTTCCGTGGTATTGACCCATTGTTCGTAACCTCTTTTATCTTCTTGAACCTCTACATCTACTTCGGTACCCTTAATCCAACCACTCGC